CCTGGGAATCTAATGTGTCCTAATCCTTTTCTTTCGAAAGTTGGTAACGCACTAGTGCCTGTAGTAATAACATCAATAACTATCTGTGCTAATATTTGTATTCTTGTACTTGCCGCTGATTCTCCAGTGTTAGCTGTGGTTACTTGTGCTACTGCTGTTTGATATGGAGTACCTTGTGGACTGTTTGTAATAATATGATTATTGATTAAATCTCTTGTAAAACCTTTTGCTAATATCTCAGCTTGTCTGTCGCCATCAAGTTGTGCTACATCGCCTTCCCAGTAGGTGTTTGCTATTCTAGTTGTCTCTTGGTTACCACCATATGTTAAGTCATGTGCCCATGCGTCAACGTTGTAACCTGTGTCTCTTTCACACTTGGCCGCATCGTATGTGTATCCTACAAAACCTGTAGCATTTAATTGAACTTGTCTAGCAATCCATGCTGTTACTTCTTTTTGTATAAAATTTTTATTGGCTGTAATTAGAGCATAAGCATTTGGATAAACGCTATCGTTTATACCTATCCCCGGATAAAATCTATACTCTACAATCTTTTTCTTTGCCATATTTTATGCTCCAAATGCTACTGCTAAGGCCGTTGCCGTTGCGTCTACATATCCTTTTCTTGTTGCGTGAGTAGTAAGTGACGGATCCTTTGGTAATACAACATTGTCAGTCATATTTAAATCTCCATTTACTGTTGCGCCGTTTAAATTGATTTGACTCGCTGTACTATCTGGAGCGTTTGTCATATCAATTCCGTATGTCTTAATTTGTCCTGCTGTGGTATAACCTATGTCTACGTTGTCTATAGTACCAGGTATTCCAACATTATTGATTGTTAATCTGCCATTGATTACTGAAAGATTGGTTGTGTTCTGATAGTTTACTTTAAATACTCCACCTGTAACAGCTAAACTTTCAAAGCTGTTGGACACAGTAGTACCTGTATCGTCATCATCATCTGATGGTGGTACATACTGAACGAATTGTGTACCGTTAAGCAATATTGACTGTACGTCAATAGTAGGCGCAGTAATTTTTCCGTTAGTATCTACAGTAAAATTAGGGCTTTCAAATCCGTTCTGTGCTTGGAATTTTTCGTTTATTACAGTTGACATACTTTATCCTTAAATCGCACTTATCTGTTTAATAGTAATCGTACCTCTCATGGCACCATGACTTGTACATTGATAAGCATAGTTTCCACTTATAGCTGAAGGTATTTTCCAATACAATGTACCTGATGTCTTACCTTGAGCTGATGATCCAGTTGATTCTGTACCGTCATTTGCCACATGTACTAGTCCTTCACTGTAAGCAGTACCACCACTTGTTTCAATTTGGAATGGATGACTGCTTAATGAACTGTCATTCAAATCAAACGCAAGTGTTGTGCCGTTGATACCATAAATGATAGGATCTTCAGTGTTACCATACTGGTCAAATTTATAACCATTAAAAGAATCTGCTGTAACTTTTAATCTTGTTATCGCTTGATAAGCAACCTGATCAATTTTTTGACCTAAGTCTACCCAGCTTGAACCACTGTAGGCAAACAAAGCACCAGCACCCGGACTTGTTATAGTTGTATCTGATAAACTTGATAAGTTATTAGTGCCAGAATAATTAATTGTTACTGTATCGCCTGAAACTGCTGTTGAAATATTTGTTCCACCTGCTATTGTAAGTGTATCAGTTTTTGAATCAGCTTGTGCTAATCCGCTATCTGATTGAACATTACTGAAAGCAAACTGGTTTTCTTCACCTGAGTTTGGTGAACCTGTATACGCAATAGTTAATGTATCGCCTACAATACTTGTAGAAATATTAGCACCACCTGCCACTGTTAATGTATCAGTTGTACTATTTGCTGACGTTGTACCTGTATCTCCGTCAAATGTTTGGAAAATGTTTTGATTTCCACCTGTACTAATCGTAGTAAAAGTAAATGTACCACTGCCGTTAGTTGTTAATACTTGTCCGTTTGATCCATCTGATATACTTAAATCTGTTAATGAACTTGGTACTGTTGGTTTACTGTTTAAGTTGTTGTAGTTTAAATAATATGAACCATCTTGTCCATCAAGCGTATCAGCATCTAATCCTGATCCTCCTGAAGCAACATCAACTCCTGGTGCCCATTTACCACCGTCCCATTTAAGAACATTTCCTGTTTGTGGTGCTTGACTGACTGTGTCAACATCTGATAATGAATTAATATTTCCTACGTAAGCTACACTTTTTAATGGATCTGTGTAATTTGTAATTGCTCCGCCACTAGCGTCTAAAAGTAATTTGTGCCATGCTCCTGCGTGTGCTACATAAACCGAACCACCTTCGTGTACATGAAGTATTGCTCCATGATATGTTGAAGCATCAATAGCATTCATTTGGTTTAGTGTTGAAGCATGAAAACTTACCTTGTTTATTTTTGCGTTGTCATTTGGAATATCAAGTTCAAGATTTGAATTAATGATATCTTTTAAGTTAGTGCCATCACCTAGTGCGTTATACAGCTCTTCAGAATTAGCATTAATCTTGGCGGCACCTGCTCTAAGATTATCACCTGTTCCATCGTTTGCGGCTGTACCTACGTTAATTACTGATTTTGCCATTATTACGTCCTATCAAATGTTACATTAGTTTTATCAAATGTGCTAGTTGTAGCATCAAAAGTATTTATTCCAGATGCCTCCGTCGTTGATGTATCCTCGACTATGGCTGGTGGAGTTAACTGATGTATTGCCTGAGCATAGGTAGCATGAAATGTAACTTTACTGCCTAAATACGTATTTGACTTAGGACTAGCATATAGATATACGCTACTAGCGTCTACTGCCGCTGTAACAGTTATTAATTCTTGGTTAATTGTTGCCCTACCAAATATAGAAACAACAGCTCTGTCTGGTCTAGCAACCACAGAAATCTGCATTGTTTCTTTTTCATTACTGTCAAACTCAACTGCTACTTGATACATAGCACTACTAAAATCACCTAGGTGAAATTTATCTAAAATAGTGTTATTTCTCTGTACTGCTACCCAGCTTCCTCTAAAGCTAAAGTTAGATCTACTAGGTAATAATATTGAATTATTTTGCCCTTTTGTAAAAAAGTTTGTCAGAAGTTTATTCATTTACCTGCTCCATACTGTATTTATCGTTTTGCACTGATATGTAGAGCTTTAATATTTTAGGAAATATCCACTAATGAATGGGCATAAGCTAGTAGATTATCAAATACTTCTGTTTTTTTCTTTAGATCTTTGTTGGCAAATGTTTCTAACTTCTTAGCAGTTTCTAATCCATAACCAGTCTTAACTAGCACTGGCTTTGCTTTAGCTTTGACAGCGGCTTTTAAATCAGTGATCTTATCTCCTACATACACACCGTTTGACCAGTCGACTCCTATTTCACTTGCCGCACGTTTGAACATTCCTGTATTAGGTTTTCTATACGGATCATCCTTAAATGGTGTGGTTGAGTAGTACAATCCGTTTATACTCTTACATCCTATTTGGCCTAACAATGTCATCATATGATTATGAACAATATCAACGTCAACTGCGTCCATTATACCTTTTTGTATGCCTGCTTGATTGGTTAGTATTACCACGTCATACCCTTTGTTTCTTATCATTTTAACAGCTTCTAAGCTACCTTGTATTGCTTTAAACTGGTCTGGCTTGGTAACGTAACCACCTATGTCTTCGTTTATTGTGCCGTCTCTATCTAGTCCTATTACTGGTATTGACATTACGGTCTCCATCTATCATCTGACCAGCCAATTTTATCTTTATTATGCCATTCTAGTTCTTCAAGTATAATAGGATCATTAGCTGTTAATTTTTTCTCCCAATCATCTACGAATTGTTTTGTCTCTGTAGATAAAGGCTCTATATGTTTTTCAACAAATTGAGCCGCTTCGTGCGTCAATGGATGTAGTTCATGTATATTCATGTGCTGGTGTTCTTCCTTCAAGCTAGGAACACTTTTTGGTCTTGTTACAAAAAAATCTTCATCGGTTCCAAAATCAAGTGCGTTTAAAATTGGAGGACAGGTAGTAGCAATATCTTCTCTGTAAGATTCTAAAACTGCTCCTACATCCTCAAGTTCAAGTTTAGGATTAGTTTGATTGAAGTGCTTAGGAGCATCTTCCCAACCCTCAAATGGATCTCTAAAATAAGTTGAGTAAACTTTACAACCTATAGTGTCTAATGCTTTGTGAGTAGCACTTATTGTAGCACAATCACGCATTGTACAGTGCATTATATCTGCCCAGGTCCAAGTGTTTTGATAAAAATAATTATTCAACATAAAACTATTTTCACTATTAATTGTTTGTCTACTAAAATTTCCAGGTGTCCACCATCCTTTGCCCATATGGTATCTATCTTCTCTGTACATACTTGACCATTGTAAAAGAATTATATCGTCTTTAGTAAATTTGTGTATGGTGTTAGCTTCCCATAGGCGCATGTTGATATACATGTTACCTGCGCCGCTTTTTGCCCAGTTTGAACCTTCGTAACCTTTAGTTTTGTAATGATGAATGAGTATATCTGCCCAAGTAGGATAAAAATATTGTGTTAGGCTACAACCAAACGCAAATATCCTCACGACAATCTCCGTATTAAGTCTAACATCAGTTTATGCGGAACACATTTTAACATGTCATTTTGTTTTTTAGCATCAATTTGTCTATTTACAAATTCTTTTGCTTCAAGCGGAATACTTTCATATTGTTTTTTTACAGCTTGTGTGTCGATCAATCCAAGACCATACATCACTAGTATATAATTGTATTCATTGAACAAAACTTTTTTGGTTTTATCTGTAAAATCATCTGCTACTGGTAATCTTGTTCGCCACATTTCTAAATTGTTTGCCAGGCTATCAGGCATTTCAGTTTCTTTAACATGTTTCCAAAATTCTGTATCATTTTTATCAGTAATATAGTGTAAACAAATAAAGTCTCTTATATTATTCATAATCGATTCGACTTCTTCGTTGTATCTTTGAATAGTAGGCTTATTATAATTTACAATACGTTGTGCTAATAAAAAACTTTGATTAATACTTGTACCTATACTGCTAGCCTCAAGTGGTTCTACGAAGCTAGCCGATAATCCTATAGCACAAACATTATTAATCCAAGGCTTATCTAATGCTCCTGGATCAAATTTTATATTCTTAGCCACAGACACTTCGTGTCCTAAGTATTCTTCAGCTTCTATTTTAGCTTCTTCCGGGGTAATAAAATCACTGTCATATATATAACCGTTGCCTTTGCGACCCCAAACAGGAATTCTAAACAGCCATCCACTGTTCATAGCCCTAGCAACTGTCCAAACAGGTATTTCATCTTCTTCTTCAGTCGGAAATACAATAGCTTCTTTCATTTTTAAATATTTAGAATAACTTTGCCATTTGGCTCCCATCTTTTCTATAAGTAAACGTTTGAATCCTGTAGAATCAATATAAAAGTCATAATGATAATCAGACTTTTCTCCTTTCAAGCTGGTAATATTTTTTCCGTCTGGCATATTGATAGCAGTAATTTCATCATCTACTACTTGGCAACCATATTCTATTGCTTTTTTTGTAAGAAAGTCATTTAACTTGCTGGTATTGAAATGATATTGACTTACTCCTGTATCATTAGGCCTTTCGTCCATATATTTGTTGAATGGTTGATGACTCTTCCATGTGTATGCTCCTACAAGTTCTTTAGGATGAACGTTATCTGATAAAAGTTTAGCATAAGTCAAAGGTAATCCAAGGTGTTCACCTACAAAAGGATCATGAACACTTTGTAAAAAATCATTTTTACTCCAATTTTTAAACATAATACCTGATTTAAATGTTGCGTCTGTTTCTTTAATTAATTCTCCAGCAGTAATGTTACAAAAATCCATAAAGGCTTGCCAATGTTCAGTACTTCCTTCACCAACGCCTATAGTTCCAATCTTAGTACTTCGGATAACATCAACTGTATACTGCGGATAACTTTTTTTAAGTATAAGTGCGGCAACAAATCCAGCTGTACCGCCACCTACAACACAAATTTTCATAATATGTCTCCGTTTTTACTCATCTAACGTATACCATCCAGATACTATGTATTTGATTCCTTTGTAAATAGGATTTCCCCTATGCGGATGCGTATAGTAAGCTGGAAAAAATGCTAACTTACCAGGTTCTGGTTTTATTTTTACGCCTTGATATAAAAATTCTGTCTCTCCACCTTCTTCTACAGCGTTTAGATACAAAGTGTATGCCATCACTCTCGAAGAAGTACATAAATCTGCGTTTTCACAATGCCAAGCATGGTATCCTTGATGTGGTCTTGTCTTTTGTATGCTCATTCCTTTTGGAGAATGTTGTACAACTGCGGCTAAACTATCATATTTTGATCTATATTTCTCTTCATACGTTGTCATTACGGTTTGATAGAAAAACTTACACAGGTCTGCGTCTACATGAAACATATTATTATGGTTAGCTAGATCCATGAATATTCTTTCATCTTGATTTTTAAATCCTGTTTGATGTTCAGTCAATTGCATAGAAGCTCGTTGTTCAAATGTTTCAATTAACTTTTTACAATAGTCTAAAGGAAACACATGTTTGTATTCTTCTATTCCGTTAAAATTACCTTCCATCTTACCTCCTAAATAAAGAACTGTTGGTTCAATCTATATAAATCCTCATAAAACATTCCTGGTTTTACGTATGCTGTATGTAACATGTTCTGCGGATACAACACCATTCTATTAAATTTCATAGGAACAATACCAGTCATTTCCCAATCTCCTATTGATTCTGTGATATATTTTGTTATAGGAGTCGTTTTTTGTTTGTCATAGTAGTTATACTGATCAGGATCTTGTATAGACTCCTTTCCGGCAAACTCATAAAAGGAAGTTCCACCATTACTTTCGTTTTCTGTATTCAAATAAATGGTACTAGCAAAATTTAAACCACTAGGATTGTCCATATGCGGAGACATAGGTGGTAAATTTTCGGATTGCATTACGTTTACCATAAAGGTAGCTCTCATAAAACTTTCTGCCATCATGTTTGCTGACCAATTAGACATTATATTAGGATAATACTGTCTACATAGCTGATCAAATATCCAAGACATTGAATCTAAAACGTAAAAAGCGTTAATTCTCCAAGCAGGGTTATTTCCTCTAATACGTTGATTTGATGAAGCTGGTATATCCAAAGCTAATTGTCTTACGCTCATAGGATTTTTGTAAAAATCATCAACTACTACAACTACTGTCTGTTTTCTTCCTACCTTTTTTATAGTTACAGAGTAGTCTTTATTGATTTCAAAAACTTCTTCTTCATTAATCTTGTTTTTCTTCATCTGTTCTCTCTTTGATAGTAAAGTTGGCACTGATAGTAGCTCTTGTCTCATCACTTTCATTCACAGTGACATAGTGTTCTAAAACACTTGGAAAAAATACAATGTCTCCTTCACGTAATGGAGGAGTTATCCTGTTGTTGTATCTAAAAGGTTCCGAACTACAACTAGGTAGAGAACTACTGTGGAAGAAGTCATAAGTGTTTCTATAAAACACAAATCTACCGCTATCTGGAGGAAGTTTAAGCATGTAAGCACAACTTATTACGCTTTCCCCAGCATGATTGTGTAATTCTTGGTGTTGATTTTTACTATATCTGTTTAACCAACATTCAACTCCATAAGAAACCGAATGATCAACACCTAACTTTGAAAGATAAGTGTTTAATCCAGCAACCGCACCTTTAATAAAGTTATGAAAGGGTAATTTATTTGAATCTGGAAGTCCAAACGTGGTGTCTACATTACAATACCAGCTAGGATACTTATTAAAGTTACTATCATCTTGTATTATTTTAGTAAAATCTTCTTTTACTTCATCATGTGTGCTTAAAGGTTCGGCAAAAACTGGAATTGAATATAAATCTATGAACATTAATTCTTCATTTCTACCAATTTTCCAAATTCTGGTAGATAAAGATATTCAATTTCACTGTTATATAATGTTCTCACAGCATCATCTAATGTTTCTACCAACGGTTCTCCGCCTAAATTAAAACTTGTATTGAAAATTATAGGCACACCGGATTGATCGTAAAACTCTTTTATGATGTCATAGTAATGTTTATTTTGTTCTTGGGTTACTGTTTGTATTCTACAGGTTCCGTCTACATGAATTATACTAGGAATTTTTTCAGCAACGCCATCTTTACAATTCATTGCGTACATCATATGCGGAGATTGTTCTAAACCACGCATATCAAACCAATCGTTAGCATGATCTAACATTATAGTTCCGGCAAAAGGCCTAAAATATTCTCTACGTTTGACTCTGTTAACATGATCTTTACCATCTTCAATAGTAGGATCGAATAACAAACTTCTATTCCCCAAAGCTCTTGGTCCATTTTCGGATCTATCTTGCCATAGAGCAACAATATTTTTGTCACGGATGATTTCAACAACTTTTTTATGATCAACATCGCTTGTAGTTGCTCCATATTTTTCAGCAATATTATCAATGTCATTGAGAGTTAAATTGTATTTAAATCCTTCATAAATTGTTTCCGTATATGATCTTACTTTTTTATCTTTTGTTAGTTGATGATATAATAATAAAGCGGCACCTATAGCTGTTCCAGCATCACTTGATACAGGTTCAACATATAACTTTATATCTTCTTTATTAAGTTTATCTAGATACCAATAATTTGCTACACAATTTAGTGCGTATCCTCCACTTAATACAACATTTTTATTTCCAGTCATTTCAACAGCTTTGAAAATTAATTTTAAAACTTCTTGTTGTGATTCGTCTTGTATAGCATAAGCAAGATCTCTTCGGTTTTCTAACGTGGTTAGATCAACTTTGCTATTTTGTAAGTCTGTAGACGTATACAAATAATCATATTTGCCATCGTTTACTAAAGCGGCATTAGGATATGTAGGAATAATTACATTTCTATCAGCAGTTCTCCACTTTCCTCCTGAACCATCTGTATAGATAGCAGGAATATTTGTATTTGGCTTTCCATATGGAGCCAAGCCCATTGTTTTTCCTGCTTCAATTGGTTGAAATCCGCAATATTGTGTTACTGCTTCGTAGGCTTTAACTATTCCTGCTGAGTCATCCAACACTAATTCATGAAATCCTTCCTCTCCTTCTCTGTCACTAGGAATTTGTGTAATATGTGTGCCAGGATAAGGACCATTTCCTCCTTGATGCTTATACAATGTTTTAAAGTCATCTGGATAATTACATGAAAAAACACTTTCGCACTCCCATGTCATAAATTCTTCATTAAAGGTTCCAGAATTTATATTCATAGGAATAAAAGTTCCAGCCCCGTCAACTATAACTGCTGTTGCTGATTCAAAACCTGATCTATAAAAAGCACAAGCGGCATGTAACTTATGATGAATATGACTTAGATCTATTACTTGCCTATGTTTAAAATTTTGATCATAAGCAGAATCCTTGCCATCTATTAATCCTAATTTTCTAGCTAGTCCTGTGTAAATATCTCCACCGCTAAAATCTACTCTGCTAGATTCTTCTAAAGGTTGAGTATGAGCAACTACTAGATAATCTAACTTATCTGTAAATTCTTTAAACTTTACCATAGCGGCAAATGGACCGCCATCATATTTTCTTCTTGATAATCTTTCTTCTTCAATAGCAAAAACAATTTCACCGTCTTTCAATAACACGGCACCACCATTATGACCTCTTGTGATTGCTCCTATCCACTGTGTCATTGTCCAGTCCTTCCTAAAATTTGTGCAGGTTGATTTGCGTGTGTTACTCCTGCATCATTTTTGTGGACAACCCCATGCGTTGGGCAGACTTCTCCTTGTTGTCCTTGTTCCGGTTTGTACGTTCCCGTATAAGTCCTAGGCTTACCAAGCCTTTTACGAGCACTTGATATAATTTGTTTAAAAGTTTCATCAGTTAACTCCATAACTTCGTCATTGTATCTTTCAATTTCGTCTTCCATTGATAATCTTATTGGGCTAAATTTTCTTTTTCCTTCTCCTAAGTCTATGACATCAAAGTCTGGACTGTTAGGATATGAAATATTAATAGGATATGTACTACCAATAACACTTGTACAAGTTGTTCCTAATGCTTTTGCCATGTGTTGTCCTAAACTATCACAGCCTATAAAATGATCAGCTATTTGTATTACACTTGACCAAACTCTAACATCAGGTATTTGTGGAACTGCTACTGGTACTTTTGGATTTTCTTCTATTGTTACAGGAAATTCACTCATTATGATAACAGCATAATCGTCTCTTAGGTCTTTACAAATTTTAATTACGTCATTAAGATGGAAACTTCTTGATGTTCCGTCAATTACAAAGTCGCCCATGTTCTCTGCTGTTCTTCCAAACGGTTGAAAAACTACAACTTTGTCTTTGCCAGTGACTGCTTTTATTTCTTCAACAACTTTATATCCTTGAACAAGTTCATGTTTGTTCATATAAATTTTAGGATCAGATAAATCTCTGATACCTTCGTTGTTTATGGCTATGTCAAATGCTTGTGCTAAACTACATTGTTGATTATAATATTCCCAAACCCTATATGGTTCAGGAGTAATACAATCTCTGTCTTTGATGTAATCTTTAAATAAATTTTTATGCCAATGATCGTATGCTAATTCATGTAATTGTGGATGACCCTTGTAAAAGTCCATGCCTCCTTCACATACAATAATAAAGTCTTGATCATTTTCGTATAACTTTTCAAAGGCAGGAATAGACGCTATTACACGGCCTGCTCCACCGTTCATAAAATATGCTTTTTTTCGAGACAAATTAAACTCCAATATTTCTTTGTACGAAAATATTTATAGAGTTTTAGTGGGTTGTTTAGTAAAAGTGATTAGCCTTTTTTACCAGCTGTTCTTAGAGCGTGTACTTCAACATCTATAGCATAAGCACCGTCTCTGTATGGATCATTTGGATCTGAAGACGCTTCTGGATCTCTCATATCTCTTGGATAAGCTGGAAACATCATAACTGCCTGCCATGGTTCGTAACCTTTTGCTTCCATTACAGCAGGAAGATCTCTTAATTTTTGTCTGTAGTCTTTCCACTCATTTTGTAGTGCTTCTGGAGCGTCTGTTTGTCCTACTTTAGCATCAGTTTCATGTAAATGTGCGTCTCTAACGTCTCTAACATCATTCCAAGTAATTGATTTGTTTACGCCTGTAGCTTCCCAGTCATGTGCTGGAATAATCCATTTATCGTTTTCAAAGTCGTATTTGATGTTTTGATCATCATAAACGTCTCTTGGTTCTACTTCAGTAGTATGTTCTACGTCTGGGTAACCATCTGGTGCGTCCCAGAGCACTTCCCATTTTCTACCTCTACGCATATCAACCAAGTCTTCGCGACCTTCATCGTTAGCAATTTCACAAAGCAATGGATTTTCTTTACAATCTACAGTGATTCTCATAATATCAGCACCAGTAGGTCTTTCTAATTCAGTTTTAAGATATAAGCACCAACCTGATTCTTTACCATAATCTTCACTATCTTTGTCCGTGTTTACTTCCAAAGTAAGGAATTCTGGACCTTTGTAAGTATGGTTTCCAGTAATACCTTTTGTAAAGCTGTTTGATCTCCACTCATCCCAAATTGGGTAAGTAAACTGTTTTTCTATTCTTCTCATTGCGTTTTGCTCCTACAAGTATTTATCATTTTACATAAAAGTTATTCTAACTACTCCGGATCCGCCCTGTCCTGAGCCACCCGCACAGCATTTTGCCCAGTTATTACAGTACGAACTTACACCCGGCATACCACCACCTGCTGGCCATTCAATATGGCATCCGCAGTTACACCAAGCTACGTTAGTTACAGATACATTCATTTTTCCAATTAATGGTGTTTGTCCTGAACCTGAATAAGTGTAATTACAATGGCAACCACCGTGTCCTACGTTCCAACCCGTTGATCCCATCATTCCAAAATCATTACCAAACATACCACAGATTCTACAGTTTTCACAGTTGAAGTGTGTATGTCTTGGTCCCCAAGCATCTCCGTTACACATCCAGCCGCCACATGCTCCTTCTGTACAAAAGTTTGATAGATTGTAGCCATTTACATATGAACGACATCCCATACTTGCTGTACATCCATGTGCTTTTCCACATGGCCAAGAGCCACCAGCACATACTGTATACTGGCATCCTGGTGATGTTGCTATTGTTCTTGATGCGTAATTTCCTCCTGCTCCTCCAATTGTGAAAGAACAGTTGTTACAACATGTATGGCCCGGTCCGCCACCGCCGCCTGACCAAATCTCAAAAGTTACTGTTGAAGCACCATCTGGTACACACCAGTAACAACACTTACCATTTGCCTGTTCACAACAACCACTTTGTCTAGCACATTGGTGACAACGTAATCCACGTTCATTGTAGATCCACTGTACTCCGTAATTGTTACCGTTTCCGTGTGCGATATCATCGCCGGTAATTGCTCCGTCTGCTATGCTATCACCTGGTACTTTTTTATAACTTGCGTATGTTGCCATTTTTTATCCTTATGCGAACGTGATTTTAACTAATCCCGATCCTCCCATGTTTCCTCCAGCACAGCATTTTGCCCAGTTGTTACAGTAACTAGAAGTTCCTGTTCCACCGCCGCCTGCTGGCCAATTAGTATAACAAGCACAACCACACCATGCTTCTGCGTGTGAGTGTACCATAGTTCTTCCTACGAATGGTGCCACACCTGACTGCATCCAGTCAGCTGATTTACATTGACAAGCACCGTGTCCACCTGATACTCCAGTTGATCCCATTATGCCAAAGTCTGCTCCAAAAATTCCGCATACTAAACAGTTGGCACATGTCTGAGTATGACGTGGTCCCCACGCATCTCCATTACACATCCAACCTGGGCAACCACCTGTTACACAAAAATTCGATAAATTATGTCCGTTTACATAGCTTCTACAGCCCATACCTGCTGTACATATATGTGACTTAGAACAAGGCCACGTTCCACCAGCACATACTGTATATTGACATCCAGGACATGTACTGATAGTTTTTACAGCATAACTTCCGCCTGAACCTCCTGCTGAGTGAGAACAGTTGTTACAACAGGTATTTCCTGCTCCTGCTCCACCACCTGACCAAATCTCAAAAGTTACTTTACTTACTCCTGTTGGAACACACCAGTAACAACATTTTCCGTTTGCTTGTTGACAACAATCTCCAGCATCAGCACACGCATGGCATCGTATTCCACGCTCATTATAGATCCATTTTGTACAATATTTGTGTCCTGCTCCCGCACCTAATTTAGCGGCAGATATACTGTTATCAGTAAAATTTTCTGCTGTTAATGTTTTGTAACTTGCGTATGTTGCCATAATTATATTTCCTTACACGAATGTTATTTTAACAATCCCTGATCCACCTTGTCCAGAACCGCCAGCACAACACTTTGCCCAGTTATTACAATAACTAGAAGTTCCAGGTTGTCCGCCTCCAGCAGGCCAAACAATGTGACAACCACATGAACACCATGCTTCGTTAGTTGCTGTTCCGCCTGTAATTCCCATGCCAAACGCTTCACCACTGTAACCCGTTTGTCCGTGACATCTACAAGTTGTTGTTCCAGCTTTTCTTCCAGTAGCTCCCATACCACCGAAGTCAGCTCCAAAAATTCCACATATTAAACAGTTAGCACAACTGGCAGTCAAATGCCTTTGACCCCATGCGTCACCATTACACATCCAACCCGGACATCCGCCAGTAGCACAGAAGTTTGATAGGTTATATCCGTTCACATATGAACGACATCCCATACCTGCTACACAACCATGTGATTTACCACAAGGCCATGATCCGCCGGCACATACTGTATACTGGCATCCTGGATTAGTATCAATAGTTTTTAATGCGTAGTTTCCACCTGCTCCACCGATCGAAAATGAACAATTATTACAACAAGTGTGTCCTGGGCCTCCGCCACCACCTGACCAAATTTCAAAAGTTACCTTGTAAACGTTAGCTGGTACGCACCAATAACAGCACTTACCATTTGCTTGTTCACAGCATCCACTCTGTCTAGCACACATGTGGCAACGTAGTCCACGTTCATTGTAAATGAATTGTACTTTTCTACAAGCACCTGCACCAGGCTGGAGTTTAGCTCTAGTGATGGCACCATTTGGGATACCTTCTGATGTAACCTTCTTATAACTTGCGTAACTTGCCATTTGGTTCTTTCTCCAATAATATTATACAGTTAGGATACGCCAACCGTAACTATCACCTGAATATACAAGGTCAAACGCCGCACCTTCTGAGTTAACAGTCATGTTCGAACTATCACCTTGGATAAGTTTTCCGTTTCTACCAACTGTAAGGTTATTACTATCAAATGTTTTTCTTAGATCGAAAAATCTTACAACATCTCCTACTGCTGGTGAACCAGGTAGGTTAATAGTAAAGCCTCCACCATTAGTATCAACAAACAACTGTTCTCCAGATGCCGCTGTATACGTTGTTGTGACTGTTTTAGCATTTAGAACACCAACGGGTATCCAAGCTGTTCCGTTATAAAGTTCTAACACATTTACTTGTGTGTTATATCTTATTGAACCTGCTCCTGCGTTTGCTGTTCTTTGTGCCGTGTTCCCAAAAGGTATAGTTAAACCTGGTGAACCTAGTGAAATTCGTCTTCCCATTTTTTTTCCTATCCTTTAACTTGCCGGTACTGCTGTCTCGATACCCATTACTACACAACTTACGCTGGTAGCTGATGATCGAGCGACAATGATTTTAGTAGCTTGTGCAACGATACCAGTTCTTTCTAATACACCGTTTGGTCCTAAAGATACATCGTACTCTAGATATTCTGCCGCTGTTGGTGTACCAGATGCCGCTACAGCTAATCTAATATTTGCTGTTGAAGCACCTCTGTTACAAAACGATACAGTTACCACGCTGTAAGTATCTGCTGGAACCGTATAAACGCTTGTATCAGTCGCCGCTGATAAATCGTTTGATCCTAATACTCCTGTTGCCATTTATTACTCCTCTTTTCTATATTTAGCCATTATGTTTTACTTGTTAAAAAGTACGACATGGCAACCGGAGATCCTAATACTCCACCATTGAAATTCATTCCAGTGGTTACAGTGATCTGCGAATTGTCAGTTGTACCAATCGTGTTTCCAGTGATATTTATTTTACCAGCTGTAACTGCGTTAACGTTAAGGCTACTAGATCCACCACCAATTTGTGAATTGATGTAAGTAATAATAGCCGCCTGAGTCGGAACAACGCTGTTTGAATTAGCACTAAACGTACCGTCTGTACTAAATTCATTAATTGTTGCTCCACTCTCACCAAGTCCTACAGCACCTAATGAAAGTTCTTGTAGTCCTGCTAAACTAAACGCACTTGTGTTTAAGCTGGCAGAACCAGTTGACTGTTCAACGTTGAACAATCTACCTACTCTAAAGTTACCATCTTGGTCAGTGGATGTGTAGAATACTCTTCCACCGCCATATTCTTTAACTTCGTCATTTGCGTCATTTGGTACAGACGGAGTTCCTGGATAGTTTGTACTAGCAAAGTTACCAGTACCTATATCTAGGAAGTCGTGTCCTGTTAATCTAACTTGACTAAATCTCTTTCTTATAGAAATATTAGCACCGTGTATAGGTGCTTTTTCTACACCAATGTTTGGCGAAACTTGTAAGTTTGCTGAATAGTTTCCAGCACTACCTGATAGTTCTCTTACAAAAACCACCTTGAAGTATCTGCTATCACCATCTATTTCTAAGTTAGAGCCTTCTTCTGGTTGATCTGTTAATCCATAAACGTTTAAGAAGTTCTTGCTTTGGAATGTATCAGCAAAACCGTCACCAACTAAAGTAGCACCTGCTGTCTCAAAGTCAAGTCCTCTACTAGTCCATGTAGGTTGTGTCAATACTCCATTACCAACTCTAATTTCAAACGGTGCTTCAATAGTTTCATTGTTATCAACAATTAACATTGATGGACCACTTGTGTATCCGCTTCCTGGATTTATTATGTAAAACTGTGTGATTCTACCGTTGGAAACTTGTGCTCTAACTTGAGCTCCTGTTCCTCCACCGCCGGAAATAACACATCTTGGTTCGATTGAATAAGTTGTTGTAGCATCTAAAGTAGATTGAATACCATTTGAATAGTGCCATGTATCCCATCCAGCTGTTCCATCTGATTCTTTAGCAACGTTAGCAACTTTTGTTCCTGGATTGTACGCAGTAATTTGTGCGTATTGTCCAGCACCTGTACCTGCTGTAATAACAACTCTCATTCCAACATATTTTGTACTGTTAGCTGTTTCAGTGTTAGATAAAATAATAGTAGTAGCGTTTCCACCCTGTGCTGTATTCTCACTTGACACGTATCCTCTACCACCAATTACATCTGGATCATTTAACACTCCATCATTGTCAACATCAGTAGTATTATAAGTAGATCCATCATCTGGATTTCTTAGTCTAACTTCAAATATTCCATTGTTTACAGCATTAGCATTAGCAATAACCGCACCATATCCTGCTCCACTTATTGTGTATGTAGCATTGGTATAATTGTTACCTGCGTTTGTGTATTCGAAATGTATAATGCTACTTCCGTCAGTCAATGCTCTACCAACTGTTGCTTCAAGTTTTCTATTGTTAACACCACCAGTGATTGGAGTTTCACTTCCGTCAACGCCTTCAGACACCGCACCAAAGTCACCGTATGAACAGTTTCCGTTAGTACCTCTTATCTTACCACCGTTTTCTGACAGATATCCAATATGTCCATAGTATGAGAACACAGAAACAAGTTCTGCTCTACCTAAGTTTGTAACCCAAGCACCAATACCATCTGATATGACCTGCGTAAAGTCGTTAGCAACGATTGAATCATTACCACCGTTATGTAAGTCTCCATCAATTTTCAATCCTACACAAGCTGTACCAAAGTTAGTTACACCTTGAACGTATGGTGAACGTGTTGATATCCAAACTCTTGTATCATCTGGTCCCCATCCTGGATCCAAAGAACAATAAGCACCAGCTGATGGTCTCTTAGTACCAAAGCTGTTTGCTGAACTTAATGTTCCACTTAATCCACCTAGTGTTTGATTTCTAATACCAGTAGCATCTCTTAATAGATACATGTTTTCTAATGTAGAACCGTTTACGCTATTTCCATAATACAATCCGTTATAGATTGTAGCATAGTTTGATCCTTCGCTGAAACTAAATGTTAAGTCATGTATAAATCCATCAAGATAATTTTTAATATCTGATTTACATTGTGCTTCATCAAACGTATAAGATGGATAGTTAACATTTATATATTTTGTAACGTCTTCAGCTATGAAGTCCTTGTTCATCATTATTGCTCTAACACCAGCAAACTTGTCTTGATCGTCTACTCTTGTATTTGAACCTCTTATTGTAGGAGCAGTTGAGTCTCCTGATGCTCCGTTAACTTCAAAGTCAATCTTATCATACAATTCTTGTGAAAGATTTGTAACAATAGTTGATACTGCTGAAGTACTATTTGGTTTGGATACATCCTGTGTGAGAGTATTTCCAGTTTGACGTGTTATTGATGTTCCTTCAATAATATCATCTAATATACTCTTCATGTGAGTAATACCAGCTAATGAATAAACAGTATCTCCCGAGTTGGTTAATTGTCCTGCTGGTTCAACTCTAGTCGAACGCAATTCGTCACCAACAATAGCAACTTTTTCAGGAACTCTAATCGGAAGTACTTCTTTGTAATTACCAGTCTTTACTAATAATACTTTATGAAGTATCACTTGTGCTGGAATAGTGTATCCACCTCCAAGAGTAATAGCACTTGTAATAATTGCCATGTTAGTTGTTAAAGTTGTCAAAGCAGTCGATTCTGCTGTCAATGTAGCATCTTTTGTTTGTAAATATCTATCAGCTTCTGCTATTCCATCTAATGCTTGATAGTCAGCGGATGGTGTAGCACTTGTAATTACATCACTACATAAAGAAATGACATGATTTAATGCCGCAACGTTTTGTGTTTCTGAACCTGTATCAAAGAAGTCTCCACTTACATTGTCTTTCATTGCCTGTGCGGCTCTACGTGTTTCTACGTTTCCGCCTCTTCTTAAATCAACTGTGATAGCATCTAAAGCAAAACCTGCTAGTCTTTGGAACTTGGCTTCATCAAACGCAAATCCAATAAAGAATGGACTTGTTTGTGTAATGATCTGTCTCTTAGCCCATTTAGCAGTTTCATATGCTATAAACATTCTATTTTTTTCTAACAAGCTCACAGCATTAGGATTTTTAGCACCTTTTTCAATTTGATCACATGCGTATCTAATTGTTTTCCAAGGTCTGTCTAAAGTAGTCCCGTTTGCTGGAGTTGGATTATCTGTACCAATTCCACCTGATACATAATATACATCAGGTACAGCACCAAAGTCTTTCCACTCTGGAATGCCTCCGCTTGATACACTTAATACTTGACCGTCTGCTCCAATTGGTAATCTAGTTGGTCCTGATCCACCAAAGTATAACAAGTCACCTTGCGTTGTAATTGTACTTTCCTCAGCACCTGATGCTAGGTTATTCCAAAAAGCACCTGCTGAATCATTGTCTGGACGTTTTGCTGTGTCAGATGTATGTGCTTGTACACAAACATAACTGATTAAGCCATAACGTACAGCATCACCTAAGTCGTAAACTGTAGCTGTGGTCCAAGTATTTTTCCATTCAATACCTTGATTCAATCTTGACCAATAAGTTGCGTTAGGTGGACGTTGTCCTGTGCTGTTAGCTGTAGCAAGATAAGTGTAACCACCTAGTCTTACAACATCACCAATTTTGTATTCTTGGTTAGTGGAGTCATCACCCCAGTCGCCTCTTAAATTAAATCCTGATGTAACAAGATCCCATTTAGCACTTGAAGGAGGAATATCACCGTATACGTTTTGATTAGCAACATATTGATTACCACCATATGTTACAAAGTCACCTGGTTGATATCTTTCATCACCTTGCCATGTGTTTTCAAATTCCAATCCAGGAACAAATTTATCCCAGTTGGCAATATCTGCTTGTAGCGTACCTAGTTGTGAATCTGCATTTGTAACAACTGAAGTATGTTGTGTTGTACAAATCCAAAGTGTCGCACCATAAAGTACAACGTCATTTACTTTGTATCTGTAGCTGTTTGCCCACTCACCTAAGTATTCAATTCCTTTGTTTAAGTAATCCCATTTTGCCTGGTCTGCTTCTAATCCGTTTGATGCTGATGCGTTTGAAGTATGTCCAGTGTTACAAACGTAAAGTGTTCCACCATACTTAACAATATCGTTAATTTTATATCTTGTATTGATAGCCCAATTTTGTTTCCAATCTTGACCTTCGGAGAATAGGTCCCATTTTAATATGTCAGCTTCAAGTCCAAGTGCATTCGTGGCCGCGGCAGTATGACCAGTATTACAAATGTAAATGTTTCCACCATATTTTACCAAGTCGTTCGCTTTGTAAACAGTACCTGCTACCCAGTTGTCTTTCCAGTCAATTGATGTAGCAAACTGATCCCATTTTGATTGATCAGCTTCTAGTGTTGATTGTGCTGTGTGTCCTGTGTTACAAATATAAATGATACCACCGTATCTTACGATGTCATTTATTTTGTAAAAAGTTGCGGCGCTCCAATCACTTTTCCATTGGGTACCATCACTGAAATTGTTCCAGTTTGATATATCTGAGTAGAAATTAGACGTTGATGTGTGTCCAGTTACACAAACATAAGTTCTACCACCATATCTAATTACGTCATCTTTTAGATAAGTCGTAGTAGCCGCCCAGTTGTCTTTCCAGATAAATCTAATTCTACCTAGTTTAAATTCTGCCATTTTTTGCTCCGTTCTTGGTATTATACATATTTATCATTATCCGTTAAAGTCATCTCTTTCAGTTCTTGATGAAAAGAACATATTAAGTGCCGCTAGTCCTCCGCCTAACGACCCCCTAATTTCAAAATTTGGTGATACTGTTGCCATTGCCAATGGATTATTTGATCCTGCTGTATTGGATATAGTCCTTGATTCCAACTTGATCTGTCCAGCTGTAAGTGCGTTTGTAAACAGATTTGATCCACCACCTGTAAATCTATTTTCGATGTAGGCTTTAAGTGCTTTTTGTGTTGGAACTATGTTGTTGCTATTAGCAACAAAAGTAACTTCTGTAGAAAATTCTCTAATAACTGCCTGTGTTCCACCTACACTAATTCCACCTAATCTAATTTCATCTAATCCTTCTAGATCAAAGAAATCAGCACTTAAAGTAACGCCACCTTGTGCTTGGCTAACTTTAAATAGTTCACCAACTCTGTAGTTACCGTCTTGGTCAGTACTTGTGTAAAATACTCTACCACCGTTTGCTTCTCGTACTTCATTTGCTTGTTCTGTTTCATTGACGCTAGTTTGTCCTGCTATGTATAGTGCTGGGTAATTTGTGTTAGCAAAGTTACCAGTACCTATGTCTAGGAAGTCATGTCCAGTCAATCTACATTGTGAATATCTTTCTCTAATTGTAGCTGTTACACCATGGGCTGGTGCTGTGCCTCTTGATAGTACTGGAGATATTTGGAAAGTAATTTGTCTATTAGGAGCAGAGCCTTCAGTCTTAGTAACCTTAACCAATCTATAAACTGTGGAATCTCCTGTGAACACAACGTTTGCTCCAGGACCTGGTACAAGATCTATTCCTGTAATGACCATTGAGTTACCTACTTGTTTTGCTTCAGCATAACCGTTACCAGTAATTGCTATGACTGCTGTGGCATAACCTGTACCTCTGTTATAGAAAGTTGGCTGTCCTAACACTCCATTCGCAACATTTACTTGGTAATAAGGTTCACCTGTCTCACCTGGATCATAAACTGTTAATGTTGGAGGTGTTGATGAATCATATCCACTTCCTACTTCATATAATTTAAATTTACTAATACTGTTTGTAGTAATTTCTACTCTAGCAAAAGCTCTCTTACCACCTGTAATAATATTTCCTGTGCCTGTGCTTTGTCTTACTCCAATCCAAGTTGGTTTGTTTGAAGCTACGCCTCCAACTATGGCTGTTAAGTTATTAATTGTAGAAATAGTATTCCAATTATGAGCATCACCTGATTCAAGTGCGTTTCCGTTTTCATTTACAGCAACAAAAGCTCCTTGTGAGTAACCAACTTTCCATGCGTTAGTTGTTGAGTCACCTAGTAGTGCCGCATCGTACCAATTTGATCCGTCAGCACTATAAATTATTCTATCTGAATTTTTCATTGATGCTACCCAAGCATTACTTCCAAAAATTAAATCTGTATATTCTTCTGCTCCGCCTGGTGTTACTGCTGAACCTGTACTCCAATTTACTCCGTTGTCTGTGGAAATTACTGTTGTACCATCTGTAGCAATAGCAATCCATTTACCTGCTCCGTAAGCTAAACCTACCCAGTTTTTATTTCCTGTGCCAAGTGCTTTGGTTGTCCAAGTGCCTGTAACAATAGTACTATCATTTGAAGTTGTAAGTGAACCAACATAAATGTCACTGTTGTTATTACCAGTTGCCATTATTATGTTATCATTAAGTCCACCTATTTGAACTCTTGTCCAGTTGTTAGTAGCTGGTAAAGTTGATGTATCAAAAGTAGCTCCATCATTTGAAAATACCAATGTGTCTGTCGCATTTGCCACTGCCGCTAATATAGGACCTGATTTCGAAAATGCTGTGTAATTTAGAGAAGCAATATTGCTTACTGCTGTCGGTCTTTGAGTCCATACACTTCCGTCTGGTGATGTGTAAAAATCATCAGTACCTGTGACTCCATAATACCACAATCCTAGTGTATCACTATATCCAATGTCAGGAGCACCTGATTGAATACTGTTGTTAGAAACGTTAAATGTCGGCGCCGCAATCGTTGCTCTTGGCTCTATAGCATAAACTGTTGTTGCTCCTAATGCTGTAGCATTTACCTTACCTGCTAGTAAATTATCAAAGCCTGGTGTACCTGTACTGTCTTTATAAACCTGTGCTACCTTTGTTGACGCATTATAATTTACAATATAACCATATTGTCCAGAACCAGGACCTTCTGTGATCATAATTCTTGAACCATTAATGCTAGAAGCTGTTCTTGATTCCGACTGTGATAATGTAATACTTGTTAAGTCTCCTGCTTGAGCTGTATTAGTAGCAAATTGAAAACCTCTACCACCAACGTTTGTACTGTCATCTGGTAGTTGTAATTCAATTTTGTTTACAGCACCTTGTCTAAATTCTTCCCAATACACAGATAAACCTGTACCAGCAACTTGTGTAAATGCCGCTGATGCTGTGCTATATGTTTCACCTGCGTTGGTGTATTCTAAAGCAAGTACCTGTGAACCATCTGTGAAAATATTATCAACTTGTGCTTCTGTACTTCTATTGTTTACTGTAGCAGTTTGAGGAATTTCGTTAGCATCAAATCCTTCAGCAACTGAACCAAAGTCTCCATAAGAGTTGTTTCCGTTTGTTGCTCTCATTATACCGCCGTTTTCAGCTAGGTATCCTATGTGAGCGTAGTATGTAAACACTGATACAAGTTCTGAACGTCCTAGATTTGTTGCCCAGTACCCAATACCATCACTTAATACCTGTGTAAAGTCGTTAGCAACAATTGATCTATTACCACCATTATGCAAACTACCATCGATTTTCATTCCTACACAATTATCTCCAATGGTTGTGACACCTTGGATGTATGGTGAACGTCCTGCTGATATTCTTTCAAAGCTCACTGATTCAGGTGTTACTGAAACAAAAGTATGAGCATATTGATCACTAGCACTTGATTTTCCTACATTAACTGTAAAGGTTTCTGTAGTGACTGCTGTAATTGCTAATTTTTGATTGTAAGCAGGGTCTGTTGTTCTCGGATATGTTTTCTGTGCTGTGTTTCCGTCCATTGTACAAGTAAATGTAAAAGCATTGCCGGCAATCGCTATTGAATTACCAACTTTTAAATTATGATTCCAAGTTATACCGTTGTTAGTAGCACTTGAAAATTTATGTGTATATTGATCTGTATCTTTACTCTTACCAACATTTACTGAAATAGTTGTAGCAGATTTATCAAATATTCTTATATCTGTACCTGCCGCTGGATCACTTATTCTTGGATAAGCATGAACTGTACTATAATTGTCTTTTGAACACGTAAACGATACACTTTCTGTAGCAATTCTAATTGTTTCTCCAACGTCTAGTGTATGATTACCTATTGTAGCTACCATTACTCCTGACTTAGGATCATATGTAGCATCAGTTACTGTATACTGTTGTGTAGGTAAAGTCATTGTAAACACACCGTCTGCTGGATTATAAGAAGCAGTTGAAGGTGTATAATACGCTTTTGACTTACTAGCAATCCAAACATCAGTATCAGATGTACCAGTACCTGGATCTAGTGATACAAATGCTCCACCACTTGGTCTTTTTGTACCATAAGCGTTTGCTACACTTAACACTCCAGTCAATCCTCTTAGAGTAAGTCTTCTTATGCCACAACTGTTTCTTACATAGAACATATTATTTCTTTCGTTCAATGAAGGAACTGTTAAAGCTTCTTGTATTCCTGCGGCATTTCTTGGACCAAGCACAACGTCTGTTCCGTTGATAGCAGGACTAATACTTGTTGATCTCAGTTCTGCTCCAACCAGTGCTACCTTTGCTGGTAAACTTATTGGAAGTATTTCTTTATAATCTCCTGCTGTTACAAAAATAGTTGCTCCGATACCTACTCTGTTTACTTCATCTTGGAATAGATATTGTGTGGCATATCTTACTGTTCTAAATGGAGCATTAAGAGTGCCTCCTCTATCTGGATCATCTATTCCGTCTAGTGAAACATAATAAACTTTGTCTGCTAAATCAATTAAGTCCCAAGCCGGCATTGTACCATTTGATATTAATGCCGCACCATCCTGTCCTATTGCCAGTCTTTGTGTATCAATAGCAGTTGAGTCTTGATCTTCAAAAGTTTTTAAGTCACCTTTTCTAGCAAGTTTATTAGTTCTATTTCCTAGAATCATCAACTTCCAGTAATTTTGATCTGGTTGTTCTACATCCAAGTCTGGTCTTGATGCTGATTCAGTTGATCGATGATATGTTAAAGCTACATAAGCAGTACCTGCCCAAGTTACTATATCACCTTTGTAATATTCTGTGTTATCTTCCCAGAAGTTTCTAAATGCCCTACCGTCTACTAGGTGTTCCCAATAAGTTGGCCACTGATCTGGTTGTAAGTTTGTGCTATCTTGAATAGCAATATATAAGTTTCCTGTTAGTCTTACAATGTCTCCAGTTTTATAATTTACATCCGCACTATCTGCTGTTCCTGCGTTGTTCCAATCACCTCTAAAATTATATCCTTCAAATGTTAAATTCCAATCTGATCCGTATTGACTTGGTTCTTTGCCTGTATTGAAAGTAACCGCTTTGTAAATGTAACCACCGTATAAAACCAAATCTCCTGGTTGATAATATACACCGTTGTCCCAAATATTGTCATATGTTGTACCTGGTAAGTAGGTTGTCCATTTACCTGTTCCGTAGTCTGTATTGAATCCAGCGTCACCTTCTGTTGCTGTATGACCAACAATACATCTCATTATGTTGCCGCCACGTTTTACAATATCATTTACTTTATAACGAGTACCGCCTACCCATTCTCCTGATATCAATCCTGTATTAGCATCTGTGTTGACTACATATTCTATTCCAGAAATTTGTATTTCCCATTTAGCTTGATCTTCTTCTAACCCTAATGTTGTGTTATCTGCTGAAGTATGACCTGTAATACATTTATAAACAATACCGCCATACTTAACAATATCATTTACTTTGTATCTTGTTCCAATTGCCCAAGTTGCTCTCCAAGTATCTGAATCTGATAAAACAGTCCATTTAGATTGATCTGCTTCTAATCCCAATAATATTGTTGCGGCTGATACGTGCTGAGCTGTACATTTGTAAACTTTACCATTGTATCTTACAAGGTCGTTAATTCTATAAAGAGTATTGATTGTCCAGTTGTATTTCCAATCTGCTGATGAAACAGCAACAAGTGTCCACTTGTTGATATCAGCTACAAGTCCGTCAGTGCCTGATGCTAAAGTAGATGATGATGTATGTGATTCTGTACATTCATAAACACTGGCACCATATTTTACAATATTTCCTACGGAGTAAAAAGTGCTAGTTGACCAATCTTTTTTCCAACTTACACCTTCTGATTGTTTTTTCCATTTAGGTTGAGCAGGAGTTTTATCTGTACCTGCTAGATCATTATAAAAGTCTGCGGAAATATGTGTTCTTAATGCCACATAAGTGTAACCATTGTATTCAATCATATCGTCAACGATATAATTGCCGCCACCGGTCCAACTACCTTTCCAATTAAATCTAACTCTGCTTAACTTAAAATCTGCCATTTTTTCAACCTTTTATGTATTTATTATACTCCTGTAGGGTATGTGTACCCTTCATTAATTCTAGCAACAAGATTACCACTATCATCTATGTAGTAATTGATACTTCTGTTATCCCATCTAAATTGTTCATAATTTAAGTTTTCATAAACAATTTCATGATTTACGTTTCTACCTTCGTAAAAATCTTGCCCTTGTTCAAAATCTTCATAATTTTGTGCTGGATCACCTTCATTGTTTACAACTAAACTATCATTTGCCTGTAGTTGATCTATTTTAGCAATAAAAAGTTCACCATCTGGTGTTCTTCGTAATCCATAAAAGAATCTCTGATCGGTTTGGGCAACCATATCAGTAATGCTTTGTCCTAAA